TGGTAAGATCTATCAGTCTATTGCGGCGAGTATGGCGGATAGGTCGGGTAAGGATGTAACGTTGAAGTTGGGGTGATCTGGGGTGGGATAGTAACCTAACAATCAAAAGAGAGGGGATCTGTACAAGGTCTCTTCTCTTTTATATTTTGAAAGGAGAAAATGAAGATGGAAAGCTGTAATTGGCATGTACTGTACGAAGACGGATCTGACGAACATATTCAGGCTGATACGATCCAAGACGCGATCGAAAAAGCTAAAGACAAAACTATAGTTATGGTGATAAGGGTGAAACATTAAAAAGGAGCGAGCAACATGACAACTAGTCCTGATTTCTTTACGCCGTTGGGATGGCAGTGTCCAATTTGTAAGAGGGTATATTCGCCCTCTGTACCAGTCTGTTACGAATGTAGTGCAAAGGATGTGATAAGGAATGAATCAGGTACCAGTGCTGCCGATGGATATTCTAATGGTGTCGTTCGATCTGACGCACGGTCCGGAAAATCGGCTGTGTATAGTGGGGAAGAAGGAGGACTCTGGGGTCGTGACGATAGTGAATGCGTTCGAGGGTGATAAGGCGGAGGATATTTTCAAGCTGCTGACTACGGTGGTTAAGAAAGGAGAATGAGCATGTCTACTTACTGGGACGAAAAGCAAGAAATAAATATGATAAGGTCTGACGTGAATGATTGGTATGCTACGTTGGCTACAGCATTTAATAATACCATCGATTCAAATCAGAATTCGATGATTATTCCCGAATCAACTAAACCTTCCAAGACTACCAAGGGACAGCATCTAACTCGTAACCGTATCAAAAAGGTTATATTCTCTAATCCCGCCACGATTGTCTTCTGGAGTGACGGCTCAAAGAAGACTGTTGTGAAGTGTAGCGAACGTGATAACTTCGATCCTGAGAAAGGTCTGGCTATGGCGATAGCAAAGAAGTTCCTCGGTAATAAGGGTAACTACTACAACACTTTCGTCAAATATATTCCGGAATAGGGAAGGTGAAAATTTATGGGCGAAGAATACAAAAAGATGTTGATTCATCACGGCATAAAAGGCCAGAAATGGGGTAGTAAAAATGGTCCACCTTATCCATTAAGTCAGAAAAAACACGATCAAGTTGTAAAAGGAAAGCGCGATGGTTCATATAAAGGCAAAACTGATGAATCGACGGAGCTGCGAAATTATAGCAAACAAACGACTATGAAAAGTGGGGCTGGAATGTCGAGAATGGCAGTTCCTTTTGACATTCTTTTTGGTGATTTTAGGTCAGCGAAAAAAGATTTAGAATATGCAAAAAAGGCATCAGCCGCTGCCGAAAAACGAGACAAGATCCTAAAAGAACGAAAAGGAGAAGAAATTGATGAAAAAACTGGGTTTCATCTGAAAAACAGAGAAATGACAGATGAAGAAGACATGGAACGAGTAAACCCAATGTTTGAAAGCAGTATTTCTTCTGTTCGAAATAATTGCATGCTTTGTACAAACACATTCGAACTTCGTCAAAGAGGATACGATGTTATGGCCAATACTACTTCTTTGGGCATTAAAGTGGAAGATATTGGTCGTTGGTTTAATGGAGCTAAACCCTCACAAGTAAAAGGATCTAATGAAAACTATATCTATAGAGAGAAAAATCCAGATAAAATGTTTTCTATCTTAGATGAATACGTAAAACATGGTCAAAACCTCTATAAAAGCACCGTAAGTGCGTTGTTAAAACAAGGCGAAGGAGCGCGAGGAAATTTATGTGTTCAATGGCTCGAGGGGTATGGATCAGGTCATAGTGTCGCTTATAAGATTAAAAACCAAAAGGTAGAAATAATAGACGCTCAAGATGGTAAAAAGTATGATCTAGAAAAATTGATGAGTCGAGCTGCCACAGCTACATTTGTTCGTCTTGATAATCTCGAATTAAATTATGAACATATTAGGGAGGTTGCGTCATGAGTTCTAGTATGCTCGATAAAGCAAAGATGCTGTTTGAGAAGGCAAATCCTGATTTTAAGGTGTTTGCCGGGGTTGAATACAAAGGCAGTTGTTATATCTTGGCCGATGCTTCTTCTAAGAAGAAACCAGATCTTGAAACAAATTGGTATAAAATAGACCTCGATAATAAAACTGCGGTGACGTTCTATCCTTCCACTGACATGGAATTTATAGATTTCCTAATTGGTAATTCGGTAAAATACGATTAAGGAGAATAAACGCATGACAGCTCGGAAGTGGTTTCCAGATAGGATTGCCGAACTAAAGACGCTTGCAGAGAATGGATATTCTGCTGCGCAGGCTGCTGAGATCTTTGGCGTGAGTCGTGATGCAATATATTTGGCGGCGAATAGGCACGGCATCAGTTTTCATTCTCTTCCTATTAGATTCATTCTGGATCATCAGGATAATCGCTTTGTGCAGGCTCGGGTGGCGAAGAATCTTACACTTCTTGACGTGGAGGTGGATACGGGTCTAGCACCCTCTACTATTCGTCGTTATGAGCGCGGAGTCAAGCGTATGCGGAAGGATATTGTGCAGATCTTGGCCGAAGAGTATGGCGTTACAGTTGAATGGCTTCTTGGGGAGGTGGGAGCATGATACATTTGCTCATTAATAAATACTGCGACGATTGTCCGGATTTTGATGCGGAGACGAATATTCTCTATGGCGATGAAGGTGTGGTTGCGACTCATGTTGAGTGCTCGAACAGAGATAAGTGCGAACGAATCTACCGGTATCTGAAAAAGGAGCTGGAGAAGAAAGATGACACTAAGGATTGAGGGTTGGCCGATTGGTGAGTCTGAAATCAATGCGTATGAGCAGCGTGGGTTTGATAAGTATGGCGATCAACTTGTAGGGATGGATATTCAGATTTTGGATGAGGCGAACGCGAGGTTGGTCTATCACGTCGCTGGGGAACCGTCTGAGACAATTGGGAGGTTGAGGAAACATGAGTCAAAAGTACAATGAATATCTAACAGAACATTGTGCTAATGTGCAAAAGGCCGGTCTTTGGATAGTAGAACACTGTAAAAATACAGATATTCTTAAAGGATTGAATGAAGTCAAACTAAAAAATCAATTGTTGAATCATGACCGCAGTAAGTATTTATATTCGGAGTATAACGCATATGATGTATATTTCTACGGAGATAACCGGACAGATAGCGTTATCTCAGAGTTTAATTATGCTTGGCTTCATCATATTCACAAAAATCCGCACCATTGGCAATATTGGGTGCTGATACATGATGACGAACCGGAAGAAGCTTTGGAAATGCCGGTTGAGTATGTGGTTGAAATGATTGCTGATTGGTGGAGTTTCAGTTGGAAAACCGGAGATCTGTTCGAGATATTTGGGTGGTACGACAAGCATCGCAGCATGATACTTCATCCTAAGACTAGAGAGCTCGTTGAAGCCATTCTTAACCACATTAAAGAGGAGTTGGAGAAAGGAGCGTAAAATGGAATCGGTTGAGATTCAGCATAACCGTCGAGGGTATTATACGCTGTATAAGGACGGGATATTTGAGGGTAATTACGACACTTTCTCCGAAGCAGTTAAGGCTCTAGAAGAGATTGAGAATACGAAAAATTGATATTCTTGAGAGGGTTTGCGGAATTCGCATTCCCTCTTCATTTTAGCGTAAAGGAGTGACTTGATATGAATCCTGTTGTGAGTTTTGTGATCGACATGCTTGCTTGTACGAGCGGAGTTCTGATCGCCGTGTGGATATTTGATGAGTATCAGAAATTTAAGCGTTGGAGGCGTAAATAATGGTCTTTAGAGTGAACGAAGCTGGTAATGATGGTACTTTGTGGTATAGCTCTGAGAGGGCCTGTACGGCCTTTTTCCAGGGCTGTTTGCATAACTGTAGTAACTGTCCGTACCCGGCCTATAAACCGCTGTACGGGGGTTTTAAGGCCGATACAGAGCATTTTAAGAAGGCTATTGTGGCTAACCCGGATATTTGCGTTTTGCAGCTTTGCGGAGGAGATCCATTCCTACAAGTCATGGCAGCTTTGGACTTGGCGAAGTTTGCAAAATCACACGGTCTGAGGGTTGAATGTCGTACGGGTTACAAGATGGAAGATATTTTGGAGTGGGAGGACAATCGAGAGCAACTGCTGAAGAACATTGATATTTTGGTAGACGGGCCTTGTACGAAGCAGCGTGTGGTTGACGTTAAAAAGACTCTTGAGAAGGGCGAGGTGGTCCTGTATGAGTCCAAATGAGTATCAGAAACTGGCGTTAAGGACGGAGAGTATATTGAATGGACCACTATATTTTGAGCAAGAGGACGCCCGTTTGTTACAGGGTTTGATGGGTTTAAATGGTGAAGCTGGAGAAGCAATTGATATTTTTAAGAAGTATCTGTATCAGGGTCATCCGCTTGATAGAGATCACCTCGCTAGAGAGCTTGGAGACGTGGCATGGTATCTCGCTTTGTCTGCGCATGCTCTCGGATATTCTCTTGAGGATGTCTTTGAGATGAATATTGAGAAACTAGAGAAACGGTATCCTCGTGGACATTTCGAGGCGGGAAAGTCGGTGCATCGGAGAGACGGGGATCTGTGATGGAAAGACTTGAAGAGATTTGGAGACCTGTGAAAGAGCATCAAAACTACGAAGTTAGTAATCTTGGATTGGTGCGTCGAGCCAAAGATCACAGAATCCTTCACCAGTCTCGCAATCAGGATGGTGGATATTTGAGGGTGGCTTTGGATAGGAAGAAGTACTACGTTCATAGGTTGGTGGCGCAGTCTTTTGGGATTGTTAAGCCGGGTGAGGATGTGCGTCATGTGGACGGAAACCGGCTGGATAATTCGGTTTTGAATCTGATGGGAAGGCGGAAGGGGCCGGGTGAGGACGGGTACGAATGGCCCGATTAATGGCCACAAAGATGGCCACAAATTGCGTATGGCCACAAATTTTCTGCCCACTTTTGTTTTTTCTGCCCACTTTTGTTTCAAAATTGATGGCCACAAAGATGGCCACAAATTGCGTTTTGCCCAGAAAAAGTGGGCAAATGGCCATTTTTTCGAAAAAAAGTGGGCAATGTGGCCATCAATTTGTGGCCATAAAATGGCACTTTTTCGAGCAAAAATGGGCATTTAAGGATAAATTTGCCGCGAAATAGGCCATTTTTGGCCCAAAAATTTGATGGCCACAATTTTCTGCCCACTTTGCCCACTTTTTTTTCTATTCTTCTGAAAAAGTTAAAAAATTAATATTTATAGAGAAATAGGAAATAAAAGTGGGTTTTTGGCCACGAATTTGTGGCCATCAAATTTTACCCAAAATTTAATGGTTTGGCGAAGGCTTTGGATGCTATAATGGAGGTGGATATTTGAGGAGGTGAAAGCTGGTTATGCAGCGTAGGGATGAGTATACCAAGATCTACGAGATAGACGGAATGGATGCTTGGCAGAATACCGCTTATGATGAAAGTGGCGATTCGGTGATCTGTGATTTGTGCGGAGTAGAGTTTCGATTTAGTCGAGCGAGAAACGAGTACTACTGTCCAGACTGCGGACAGACTTTGAGTAGGGTTGAGTTTCTCGATTATATTGGCTCGGTCCCACCAAGTAGTGAGTGTGTGACTAATTGTCGTGAGAACTATCCGTTCTGCAAAGAGTATTGCGAGAAAATTTGATATTTTATAGCGTACGCGAAAAATACACGCCCTTTTATGGAGAGAGAGGAAGAAGATGCCTTTCTCTCTTCGTTTTCTGACTAAAATGGAATGAGTGTTGAGGTTATGACGAAGCCTACGAAACTGGAAAGATATTTTCAGAGAAACCTAATTCGAGAATTGAAAGAGAAATTTAAAGGTTGCATCGTGACAAAGTTAGATTCCTCGCACATTCAAGGAATACCTGACCTTTTAATTTTGTGGGGAAAGCATTGGGCAACACTAGAGTGTAAGCGAAGTGCTCGTGCTCATCGGCAACCTAATCAAGAGCATTATGTCGAGATGATGAATGCTATGTCCTTTTCAAGATTTATATTTCCCGAGAATAAGGAGGAAGTCCTGAATGAATTGGAACAAGCATTCCGAGATTGAAGGAAGTCATGCGTTCCTATCCCCCAGCAAATATTTCTGGATCAACTATGATGCTGATAAGATGACCGAGAGTTATAACAACTTTCTAGCAATACAACATGGAACTGAGCTGCATGAGTTTGCTAGTCGATGTATAACACTTGGCCAAAAGCTTCCAGATGAGAAGAAGACATTGAACCTGTTCGTAAACGACGCAATCGGTTATAAGATGCGAAGCGAGCAGGTTCTTTTTTATTCTGAAAATTGTTATGGAACCGCCGATGCAATTTCATTCAGAAAAGATATTCTCAGAATTCACGATTTGAAGACCGGTAAAGTTCCAGCCCACATCGAGCAATTGTTGGTGTATGCAGCGTTGTTCTGTCTCGAGTATAAAGTGAAGCCCATGGATATTCATATGGAATTGAGGATTTATCAGAATGATGAAGTGCTGTTCCACGAGCCGGAACTGGATGAAATTGTTCCGATCATTGATAAAATAAAAACCTTCGACAAACTAATCAAAAAGCTGAAGGGGGCGGAGTAAGATGGCGGAAGAAACTTTGAAAGATATTTGGGAGACATTGACGGACAAGCAAAAGAATCTGGTTGCAATGATGATTGTCGCGGTTACTAGTGAAGCTGATGATTCTGAAGATATTTCCCATTCGGATGAGCTCAAACATTATGGCGTTCTTGGAATGAAGTGGGGGAAGAGAAAGTATCAGAATAAAGATGGTACTTTGACTGAAGCCGGCAAGAAGCGGTATGGTGATAAAGGTAAGTATGAATATGAGAGTAAAAACACTGAAAGATTTGCTAAGAAAGCAGTAAAATTAGAGGAGAAAGCCAATGTTGAGAAATTTATGCGAGGGAGTGTTTCTCCGAGAACAGCAAATCGCATAAGAAAAAACATGAATAAATATATGCTTTCTAAGAAATCGGATGAGAATTATCAAAAATATGCTGAAAAAACTTCAGTTGGTAAAGCCATTGCCCAAAATTTAATATTTGGACCGTTTGGTGCTCGTGGTTATCAACAATCTAGAGCTAATGGCAATGGCCGAATTTTATCCGCGATTTTAGGAGTTCAATCTTCGGGTGATTGGATATCGAATCAATTTGTTCGACGGGCAAATAGAAATTATCTCGGTACCAAGATGCTTTGGGAAGAGTATGCTAAACAGAAGAAAAATAACGGTTAGCAAAGCATTTAACAACTAATACAATCTTTCTTGGAGGTTTGCACGATGAATAGAATCGTCAAAGAAATGCGTTCCTACGTGGATTTAGCACGTCGCGATCAATCTTTGATGCACTACGGTAAGTCCAAACTAGATGGCGCTCCAGGTAGAGGCTCAGGCCGTTATCCGCTAGGTAGCGGTGAAGATCCAAACCAGCATCGTGGCGATTTTATTTCTCGTGTAAATGAGCTTCGCAAGCAGGGCTTGAAAGGAGTAGAACTCGCTAAGGCTGTTGGATATTCTTCTACGACTGAATTTCGTAGTGCTTATTCCAATGCGGTTAATGAACAGCGTGCTACTCGAATATCTTCAGCTAGGGCCATGCTTAAGGATGGTAAGAGCCAAGCTGAAGTCGCAAGAGAGCTTGGAATCAATGAGTCCACTTTGCGCTCATTATTGAATGAGAGATCTGAAGCTCGGACTAATGCAGCGAAAGCAACAGCTGATTTTCTTCGAGAGCAGATTAATACCAAAGGTATGATTGACGTTGGAACGGGCGTTGAGATGGAGCTTGGAATCAGCAGAGAGAAACTCAACCAAGCATTGGCGACACTAGAACAAGAAGGATATCCCATCTATGGCGGCGGCGTTCCCCAAGTGACCAATCCGGGTAAGCAGACGAACATTAAAGTTATCTGTCCTCCTGGTACAGAGCATAAAGATATTTATGAATTCGAGAACGTCCACACCATAACCGATTACAAGTGTCGTCCTGATGCGGATGGAAACGATGTCTTTGAAAAAGGATTTCAATATCCTGCATCTATGGATTCAAGTCGTCTTATGATACGTTATCGAGATGATGTTGCTCCGGATGGTCATACTGGTGTTGAGAAAGACGGAACCATAGAGATCCGTCGAGGTGTTGATGATCTAAGTTTGGGCAATAGCCATTACGCTCAAGTTCGAATACTTGTTGATAATAACAAGTATTTGAAAGGAATGGCGCTATATTCCGATGATATGCCCGATGGTGTCGATGTTATATTTAACACCAATAAGACTAAAGATCAGGCAGGTAAGGTTCTAAAAGATATTAAGGATGACCCGAGCAATCCGTTCGGTGCTCTACTTCGAGAAGAAGGCGGTCAATACACCTATGAAGATAAGACGACTGGAGAGAAGAAGCTTGGTTTGATTAACAAGACGAGAATGGAAGGTGACTGGGACGAATGGGCAGACACACTTCCGAGTCAGTTTCTTTCTAAACAGTCTATGTCATTGATTCAGAGACAGCTCAACACTTCAATCGCCGATCGTCAGGTAGAATTTGACGAGATTATGTCATTGACCAACCCGACGGTCAAGAAGCAATTGCTTGAGAACTTTGCGAATGAGTGCGATGCAGCGTCTGTTCATTTGAAAGCGGCGGCTCTTCCGAGACAACGATATCAAGTTATATTGCCGATCTCAACTATGAACGACAATGAGGTGTATGCTCCAAACTATGCCGATGGTGAGAAGGTTGCATTAATAAGATATCCTCATGGCGGAACATTCGAGATCCCGATTCTTACCGTAAATAACAAGCAGCCTGATGGTAGAAAAGTACTTGGTATGAATCCAATTGACGCTATTGGAATTAATAGTAAAGTAGCTGAACGACTGTCTGGCGCGGATTTCGATGGCGATACGGTTATGGTGATACCATGTAATTCCCCATCAAGTAAGATTAAGATCACCTCAACTCGTCCGTTGAAGGGTCTTGAAGGATTTGATCCTAAAATGGCGTATGGGTATAGTAAGGTTGAGACAGATGCCAATGGTGAGAAACATTACTATCGCGATGGGCATGAGTTTAAAGTAATGAAGAACACCAACATGCAGATGGGCATTGTTTCAAATCTTATTACCGATATGACATTGAAGGGCGCTAGTACTGATGAACTGGCTAGAGCTGTTCGTCATTCGATGGTGGTTATAGATGCCGAGAAGCATAAGCTCGATTGGAAGCAGAGCGAGAGAGATAACGGCATAGTTGCTCTCCATAAGAAGTATCAGGAACACGTTATCGACGACGAGGGTAATGTCGGTTATGGTGCCAGTACTCTGATTTCCAGATCTAAATCCCCCGTTAATGTAACCAAGAGAAAGGGATCTCCGAGGATCAACCCCGATACGGGGGAGTTGGAATACAAGACCGTAGTTGAAACTTATGTTGACAAACACGGAAAGACTCAGACCAGGACTGTTAAATCTACACAGATGGCCGAGATTAAGGATGCCCATAAACTATCTTCAGGGACCCCTCAAGAAGAAGCTTATGCCGATTACGCGAATCGTTTGAAGTCTATGGCGAATGAGGCACGTAAGGAGATACTCCGTGCAGGTAGGATTAAGTATGACAGCAATGCTAAAGAAACCTATCGAACCGAAGTCAGCGATCTCGAACATCAATTGAAGATCGCTTTGATGAATGCCCCTCGTGAAAGACAGGCTCAGCTTGCTGCTAATAGTGAGATTAGGGCCATGAAGAAGGCACATCCCGATATGACCCAGAAAGAAATCAAGAAGCGCGGCCAGCAAGCCTTGACCAGGAATCGTATTCGATATGGAGCTAAGAGAAACCCTGTGAATATTACTCCACGTCAGTGGCAAGCCATACAAGCTGGTGCCGTGTCTGAAAATCTTCTTTCAAAGATTCTACGTTTTGCGGATGCTGATAAGGTTAGATCTTATGCGACTCCTCGCTCTTCTTCGACTCTATCGGCTGGAAAGCAAGCTAGAATTCAAGCGCTTCGTGGTTCTGGCTATACGACACAACAGATTGCTTCAGCTCTTAACATCTCGGTTTCAACTGTCTCTAACTATCTGAATAAGAATAACTAGGTTGGTGAATGCAATTGAGTGATGATAATAAGAAATGTACATTAACAACCTTTGACAATCCATATGATCCGTTTACTCAATTCGATCAATGGTTTCTTTTCGATGTTGAAAAGGGTTACAATTCATGTGCATACTTAGCTCGAATTGCACGCACAAGCGAAGAGTTCACAGAAGAAGAGAACGATCAAGAGATTGAGCGAGCGATCGACGAGATTCTTAAGTATGATTTCATGAACATCTACAAAAAAGTTTATAGTAATTAGTAAACCCTCACAAACACTCACACAAAAAAATCATAGTAACTGATAAAATAAAATAAAAACCAGTAAAGGGCACCATATTTTATTTTAAAAAGCATAGGAGGGGGTGTTTAAAAATCACACCCCCTACCTGAAT